AACGACAAGTTGTTCTTGATTGATCCAGACTTTGTTGAAATCGCCACCTTGAACGGTCGTAACTTTGCTGAGAACAGCATTGCGGCTACTGGTGACGCTGAGAAGTTCCAGATCATCTGCGAATGGACACTCAAGCCACTAGCACCAAAGGCTCACGCCGCTGTGCTTGACCTAGACGGTACTGCCGCCTAACCAATCCTGAGAGGGGCGGTTCGCCGCCCCTCTCTTTTGCGAATGAGAATAATTATCATTATCATTAACACAGGTGATTTATGAAACGCCCCCTGATTACTGACCCCACAACAGGGAAGACCGTGTACCTTCAGAGTGATACTGAGGGTGATCACATTGTTACTGAGCAGAAGTTTGACACCCTGCTAAAGATCAACAAACAGATGAGCGATGACTGGAATTATGGTCAGATGCGCGGCACGCAGAAGCACATGGCGCACATTGCCGAAATACCCAATGTATTGTATCATCACCTCTTGAAGACGCTGGGCAAGCCTAGCGAAAACCCAAAGGCATGGAAGCAGTGGCTCAACGATGGTGAGAACCGCGCTTTTAGAACTGGTGGCGGCAACGTATGAGCATTGGCACTTATTCAGAACTCAAGACAGCTATTGCCAACTTTCTGGCAAGGGATGACCTGACCGCGCAGATACCTAACTTTATCCAGCTTGCAGAAGGCCGGATGTCACGCGAGTTAGAAACACGCGAACAGGAAAAGCGGTCAACGGCTACACTAACGGCTGGCGATGAGTATATTGCCCTTCCGACAGATATGCGTGAGGTGCGTGAGGTTAAGCTAAACACCACACCGATTACCGTACTCAGCTATCACAGCCCAGTGTCTCTGGACACGAGTTACCCTGATTCTTCTACTGGCAAGCCTCTAGGCTTTAGTATTGTCGGGCGCGAGATGAAACTGCGTCCGATCCCAGACAGTGCATATACGGCAGAAATCGTGTATATTGGGTCATTAACGGCAATCAGCGATAGCAACACACCAACGCTATTTCTGAGATCGCCTGACTTGTATTTGTACGGTGCATTGGCAGAAGCCTATGCGTATTTGCTCGATGAGCAGAGAGCCGCACAGTATGATCAGAAGTTCAGCCGTGGCATGGAAGAAGTTAAGGTTGATGAGCAGAGGGCGCATTATGGAACAGGCTCACTGCACATCAAGTCTATTTACAGCAAGCAAAATGCGAGTATGGAGTAACCTATGAGCGCAATGTCAGACTATCTTGAGAATAAGGTGCTTGACCACATTCTCGCCACAACTAGCTACACAGCACCGGCCACGGTGTATGTCGGGCTTTCAACAGGGGCGTTCGGTGACGACAACTCCGGCACTGAACTAGCTGGATCAGGTTATGGTCGTGTAGCGGCAAGTTTCGGTGCGGCATCATCCGGCACAGCCAGCAACGATGCGGCGATTGAGTTTTCTGCCGCGACTGGTAGCTGGGGGACAGTTAGCCACTTTGGTTTGTTTGACGCATCGACATCAGGCAATTTGCTGATCCACGGCGCACTGACATCAAACAAAGTAATTGAGACAGGCGATATCCTGAAAGTAGCAATCGGCGACATGGATATCTCTGCTGACTAAGTGGAGTGAGCCATGGCCTCTACTGCGCCATTAGATAAATTAACAGGAACGCTTGATAGTCTCACTATCACGTTAGACACTATTGGCGACAAGGTGGACTGGACAGCTACCGCCCTAGACCATATGGATGGCTGGGGTGCGCTTGATAGTTGGGACTACGGCGCGTTAGACACCCTTACACTAAGAGTATTTGTTGCTGAAGGTTCGGCATCAACAGCGATGTCGGCACAAACCGCCTCAGATCGCGTCAGGACGGCCTCTAGCACCGCATCACTAGCAATCACACAGGCGACAGACTCAGATCGCGTCAGGACGGTTTCTGCGGCGATTACAGGCGCGGCTAGTGTATCTGCCACAGCACAGCGCGTAATGTTCGCTTTTGTTACTGTGCCGATTGTTGATACGGCTACGGCAACAGGCACACGCATTAGAACGGTTGAGGCGACCGCATCAGCATCAGTATCAGCCACAAGCAACTCAAACTTTGTGACGCTGGGGCAAGCCACGGCAGATATTGCAGTGACTACCATAACTGGAATAAATGGTGTATTTTCTGGTGTAGGTGCTACTAGCATGGCGTATTCCGGCACGGCAGAGGCAGAGATACTTGGCGAGGCTTGGATAACGGTTGACTTTGGTGATGAGACTTGGGCTATCCAGAATGTTGGCAGTGAGGTCTGGGCAAACATCGCCGCAGGGAATGAGGTCTGGTTACAGCAATGATTACTTTCGGCGAATGGCTACCTGATCAGCCAGACATGAACAACACAATCACCACCGCCAAGAATGTGATTCCGGCGGCGCAGGGTTATAAATCTTTTCCGCAATTTGTTGAGTACAGTGGCGCGGCTAGTGACACTATTCGCGGCATTTTTGCGGCGAAAGATAATGACGGCAATGTCGAGCTATTTGCTGGAGATGCTACTAATCTCTATAAGTTTGACACCACTGACAGTAGCCTTGATGTTGTATCATCAGCCACCCATTCACTAGCAAATGCTGAGAAGTGGCGTTTCGTTCAGTTTGGCGAAGAAGTCTATGCGGCTGGCGGTGTGGGTGAGAGCATCCAGAAATGGACAGTAGGGACATCCACGCAATTTGCTGTGCTGTCAACAGATGCGCCAAAGGCTGACTATATTGCGGTCGTGCGTGACTTTGTGTTCACAGCTAATATTGATGAGGGTTCAGGCCGTATTCCATACCGCACCAAATGGTCTGGATTCAATACCGCAACTGACTGGACGGCTGGCACAAATCAGTCCGACTTTCAGGACATACCAGACGCAGGTGCTATTACTGGCCTAGTTGGTGGCGAGTATGCGACTATCCTAATGGAACGCGCTATTGTTCGCGCTACCTATTCAGGCTTGCCGCTAGTGTTTCAGTTCGACAAAGTGGAAACCCAGCGTGGCTGTAAGTATTCCGGCTCAGTGTGTAATGTCGGCTCTATTGTGTTCTTTTT